AAAGTAGTCGTGGCGGGTACCAAAGGAACGGCCGGAGGCGCGAAGATTGAGTATGTCCTTTTCTCTGACAAGATACCGAAAATGCCCTACAAAGAATACCACCGCGGGAAGTACAAAGGACGCTGGTGGAGGGAAGGATTGTATGAATTATTGTTTGATGTGCAGGTGCGTCTAAACCAGATCGGCAATCAAATCGCCCAAGGGTTGGAGTGGGCTTCCAAGACCGTATTCAAGTCCGCAGATAGGTTGATAATCCAGAACATTTTGACTGACCTGAAGAGCGGAGACATTATAAAAACCCGAAGTTTGGAGCAGGTAAACGTGAGAATGGAAGGATTTGACCAGCTTGCGAACGAGTGGAATCGGCTTGTTAATCTGGCGAACGACATCGCAAATTCAACGGAGGTCGTTCGGGGAATAACGCCGCCGTCGGGAACGCCATTGGGAACCACGCGACTGTTGGATGTGAATGCTGGTAAACTTTTTGATTTCATCCGCGAGAAACTGTCTATCCCCTTCTCGGAGATATTCAAAGAATGGCTGATACCAAAGATGGTGGATGATTTGATGATGGACGATGTCGTGAATCTTACCGGTAATTCTGAGATACTTAACAGAGTCAGGACGATGATTGTAGATGGGTGGTACTTGGATAATCTTTTGGCCATTGGTCCGCATACCAAGGAAATTGCTGACGTGTTAAAATCCAAGAAGATGGAGGAACTGAGGGCGAGGCCACAACTGTTGATCTCCGGACTTAAAAAGGTGTTTGAGGGGTTCAAGGAAAATGTGTATGTTGATATAGTTGGGGAACAATCTACAATTACAGAGGATACCCAGTCGTTGGTTGGTATTATCAATTTAGAAGCTGACCCAGTTCGCAGGTCGTATATTCTGGATGAGGTGTTAAAATCAAAGGGATTCGATGTCGCCAGTTGGCCTCGTTCACAACCTTCACAACCTTCAAGACCTTCACAACCAGTTCAGCCACAACCTGCACCGTTAAATCAATTAACAGCAAAGGTCGTTTAATTTAATTTATTATGGCAAAGAAATTTTGGATAAAATCGGCAATAAAACATCCTGGAGCATTAAGGAGAACCTTACATATTAAAGCAGGGGCAAGGATTCCAGCTAAGAAATTGGCAGCGGCGATGAGAAGTAGAAATCCTAAGACCGCAAAGAGAGCGCGATTAGCAAAGACATTGGCTAAATTCCACAAATAATACGCCCTACAAACTTCAAGGAAACAAAGTAATGCACTTCAAAGATGGGCGTTGGTCGGTAAAACAAACCGCTACCAGCAGGGTTAATGCTAAAAAGATATTAAGATTGCTTAATGCGGTTGAATACGGATTTGTCCCAAGAAAGAAAAAGAAATGAAGAAATGAAAAAGGAGGCAAGGATAAAGGATTGGGAACGTATTTTCAAGCTGGTCACCGACCCCGAAGAAATGGCGAAAGTCCGCCGAGACGAGGAACGCAGGCAGAGAATCGAGATGAGGAAAAAAGACACTGGATTATGATAAATTCCAAAACTGAACTGCAAAAGAAACTTCAACGCATTAAGGAACTCAACGATGTTATTCAATTCCATAAGGGGCAGCTTCTATCAAGGGAACAGAAAGCATCAATTCAAGGACAACAGGATAGGTTAGAATTCCGTTTGAAGCAAAAGGGCGAGGAATTCCAAAAGGACATAGGAAAAATAACGCAGGAGTACGCTTTACAGGAGGCGGATTTGAAGATAGAAAGTTTCGAGAAAGTAGTTAATGTATTAAAATGATTATATTCAACAAAACAAGGAAACTTTCCCCTAACGAACTGGAGGAATTGAGGGAGTTAGCTCGTATTGCCGTTACTGAGAGATTCAAAGCAAACCAGATTAAAGGCAATACCGCATTAGTTTATGACGGCAAGAGAATGGTTCGATATCAGGAGGATGTGGCTAAACTCTGCGAGAATGTCAAACAAGCCAGATTGAAGCAGGTCTTGGGCGGTTTGGGGTATCCCCAAGGGACTTCACTTTCCATCAATTTGCTCACGGGAAAGGTCACTATCGTTAAAAAAGATGAACCCGCAATCGCTCAAGAAGCTGTTAAACAATCCTGAAGTCAAGGAACTTTTGGTTTTCATCGCCGAGGAAGCGGTAAAATTGAACCGCTTTGATGATGTAGGAATTGGGTTAGCTGGAGTATGGGAGATAGCGTTAGAAACGAAAGCACGCCAGTTGGCGTATAAAAAACTTCAGGACATTCTCTCACCCTTGCTTTCTCTCAAAGAGTATGATAGAATGGGAGCGGACAAAAAAGAGTATATGGTCGATATAAAAACATGAAAACAAAAAAGAAAGTTGTTGGGGGTGGAATCCCAGAACCCGAAAGGGGCGATGCGGTTGTAATTGACAAGGCGGGGAATGTGGTTAGAATATACACGAAAGAACTTCACGGAAAGGAGTATGGTTACTTAGCTAAAGGATTTGCTGAAAAGAAAGGATATTCAGTACGGAAAGTATAGATGGAACTTTAACAATACAAACAATACAAAAACATCACACTCTGGTGGCGTCCATTTTGCCGCCGAGGTTAGTGATGTTTCCTCGGCGGTAGAATAGGCGTCATCAGACGCCGATTTTTAATACATCACAAAAAGTCGCTCAAACGAGCAAAACAAAAAACAAGTCCTATGGACGAAAAAATAGTTGTTTCCAACGAAGAATTGGAACAGGAGCAAAAAGCTCTTGCGGAAGTAAAGGAGGATGAGGTGCGTGCGGAGGTCATCGCCGAGTTCGGCTTCGATGAGGTGGATGATGCCGAGAGAATTGAAAAGGCGGTAGCAAGGGAATTAGCTCACAAAAAAGACCTTTCCCAAGCCATTGGCCAGAAAATCAAGCAACGCACCGAGAAAGAAGAGGCGCTGAAGAAGATTCCTCCCGTGGAGGTTAAGGGAACCCCAAAATCTCTCGAAGATGTGAGTAGTTTGATAGCCGAGCAATTAGAGAAACGTGACCTTGAGGCACTGGAGTATCCAGATGAACTCAAGAAAGAAATTTCCCGCATTGCGAAGGCGCAAAATACCAACATCAAAAAAGCTCTCTCTGACCCGTATATCCAATTCAAGATTGCGGAGCATGAGAAAGCGCAGAAGGCGGAAGAAGCCGCAATTAGTCGAACAAAGAAAACGGGCGGTGCGACAAGTTTTTCTGTCGAGAGTCCGCCAGAAGCTGACATGACCACTGAGGAAGGCAGAAAGGCGTGGGATGAGTACAAAAAGTGGTTAAGCCAGCAACCCGGATTCACGGCTTAAAATTTGACCGCCATAATGCATGGCAAACAGTTTAACTTCATTATCTCCCTACTTTTGGGCGAAGGAAGCAGAACGCTCTCTCTTTGTGGACAACAAAGCGATGGCAATTGCGAATACTACGCTCCAGACGTTAGTTGCCGGAGAGGGCAAATTAGTATATAGGCAGATAATTTCATATCCAGCGTCGGCGACATACACTCCGGGTACTGACATAACTACTCAAGCTATTTCGTCTTCGTCTGAATCTCTTTCTGTCGACACCTGGAAGGCCTCTCTGGTGACGATAGACGACACGGAAAAAAGGCAATCCATCGTTGATTTGGGGACTAACGTCTCCAAAAAGATGATGGCGATGCACAATAACACGCTTGAGCAGGCGGTTACTTATGAGGCGGTTAATGCTCAGTGGTCACTGGATGACGGGAATATCGGTGGGACTCCTGGTTCAAATATGTCCCTTAATACTTCCAATATCCCGCAGGTCTTCATCGCGGCGGACACAAAGTTGGATGCGATTGATGCTCCGAAGGCGGGACGCACGGCGGTTATCGGCGGGCACTTCCTCGGAACATTGAAACTCCAACAGGCGGGCAGGAACACCGTATTTGGCGATGGCGTGAACACGCGCGGTGTGGTGACTAACTTGTTTGGGTGGGACATTCTCTACTCGAACAACCTTTACTACACGGCATCGTTGGCATTAGCGACCAACCCGACCGCGGCGGATACGATAACCATCGCAGGTGTGACCTTCACCTTCGCGACCTCTCTGACGGTCGCGGGCAATCTCATTATCTGCGATACCCCGACCAACAATATCAACAATGTTGTGGCGGCGTTGAACGCACCGGCAACGGCAATTGCGGCGTCATCTACGGCTGGTTACCAAGTTGTCTCAGCCGAAGATGCGTTCCTTCTTAGAGATAAAAGGAGGATTGCGGCAACCGCTGTAGGCGCGAGTGGATTGACCATCACGGGCTACGGCGACATCGTGGTGTCGGAGACCCTGACGGCTGCGGCCGATGTTTGGTCGGTCCAGACCCAGGACTCGTTGTTCTGCGTGAAGGGATGCGTGGACTTGATTGTCCAAATCCCGCCTCACGTTGAAGTGGTGCGCGATCCCGACCAGTTCTCGGACATCGTGAATTCGCTTCTTGGGTACGGCAAGAAGACCTTTGCGGATGGTGCGCGCGAGATGGTCAGGGTAAAAATCGCGGCCAATACCTCGGACTGGGCATAATAAACTGATAATTTGGGTCACAAAAAAATGACTAAAAACATAATTATCGGTTTATTGGCAGTAGTGGCGGTTGTGTTTGCGGTTCTCTACTTCTCGGTATCCAATCTATTGGGTGCCAATCCGGGCGTGACTCACTGGCAAAGTGAGGCATTTCTGCAAGGCATCTATGTCGGTACGGGTCAGCAACTCTCCATTTCCAATGCGGGACTTTTGACCACGAGTGGAGGATTGACGAACACGGGAGCATTGACGCAATCGGGGAATGTGCAGTTTTCGTCTTCTCTTTCAACCACAACGATAATTGTGGGAAAGGGTTCGGCGACGGCTGGATATTCGCCGGGTTGTATCGTCATCGGCGATACCACCACAAGTTCTACCCTGAACTACGTGACGGCAGTCAATGGCGTTTTAACAGCGACAACGACTCAACCAGCGGCGTGTAGGAAGTAATTTTCCCGCTTACTCTGTCCGTTGCTTGTGACTGCGGACAGAGATAAGCGGAAAACAAGGGCATAGATGAAGCGCTAAAGGTCTTAATAAAACAAACAGATGGAAAACAAAACATATTTCACGGCATTAGCGGTAGCGTTG